ACTACAGAATTAGGTGATAATGTCAGCGAAAGCACTACACAAATAGGCTCTACACAATATGTAAGAGATAATCCTTTTTGGGAACTGCGCGACGATATAGCAACTCTAATTCATAATGGAATTGAGGCAATTGGTAATATAACGATTGATGTATTTTCGTGTAGCTGGCGCGGAAATCCTGCATTAGAAATAGGAGATAAGATTACACTACAAACAAGAGATAATCAAACAATTACCTCTTATGTTCTCAATGATAAGATTGAATATAATGGCGCACTAAAAGAAACAACTCAATGGAAGTATAACGAGACTTCCGCAGAAACCGAAAGCAATCCCACGAGTATTGGCGACGCTATAAAATAGACGTATGCGCGCGTCGATAAATAGAACAAACAAATTGATTTGGTAGCGAGCAAAACCGATGAACTGGAAAGTAAGAACTCCGCTCTCCAAATTGCTACGGATAAAATCTCTATGGAAGTCAAAGAGAGCAAGCAAACTACTAAGGAAAGTTTGGATGCTCTCAACTCATCTATTCAAGAAGTTCAAAATAGTGTAAAGACTTCAATCAGCGCATAGGATGTTCAAATTCAGATTGAGAACTCTCTAAAGAATATCAATAGTGTTTCCACTACTACAGGCTTCAAGTTTGATGAGAACGGCCTCCAAATCTCAAAGACAGATAGCGATATTTCTACTATCGTCAATGAAGATGGTATGAAAATTGAAAGCGGGAGCACGGTATTACTCGATGTAAATAATACTGGCGTGGATGCTATCAACTTATTTGCGTCTCAATATCTGCGTATTGGAAACACTCGCTTTGAGGATTATTCAAATAATAAGCGCACGGGCGCTTTTTGGGTAGGAGGGGATAACTAATGGCTACAAGTTGCAGTATTAGCCTTGTTGACGGCGGTAGGTATCCGCTAAATACTGGAACACTTTATGCTTCCCGGTGTAATTATGAAGCGTCGCTTTCCTATTCCCAAGTAATCAAGGATGATGGAAAATATATTCGTGTAGTTATTAGCGGAAATTATAGCGTGAGCTATAGCCATTTATCCGGCTACACGATGAAAGCACCAAACAATTATAAATTTATTGTTTAGGACGTAAGCAGTAATAGTTATGACAGCGCCGAGCACTCCATTGTAAATGGTTCTTATGTGTATGAGTATAAGTATAATGTGCTATCTGCGCTAAATTTCAAATATCGTATCTATGCGTGGTGTCAATGTGTCCCGCAGTATGTAGGCAAAGAACAAACAGAATATCTTGAATGTGTTCCATCTACTACTATCGGTGTAAGCTCTATCTCTGCGGTTGGCGCGGATATTGGTAAGCCCGTAAATATCAATATTGTTGCTATGGATGATAGCTACACCAATAATCTCTACTACAAAGTGGGAGAAACTACTACCACTATTGCGGAAGGTATTGGCGGTGGCACTGTTCAATGGACTATTCCCACTTCTCTATTCAATTCATTAGGAGCTACAGACAAGAGTATTCCTATTCGTCTCATTGTTGAGACGTTTGCTTCTAATGGTGTTAGCTTAGGGCAAGATATAGTGGATATTGCGGGCTATGCTTCGGAAGCTGATTGTAAGCCGACGTTGAACCCCGTATTCACCATTACGAACCCTCAAACCGCGCTAACAGGCAATAGCTCAACGGCGATTGTAGGATATGATACGGTTTCAGTAGCCATAAATCCGCAAACAAAATATAATGCTACGCGCAAAGCGCTATCTGCGAAGCACGGCAGCGCAATAATTGAGAACAATGCTACTCCTACATTCAATGTTGTAAATGATAGCTTCCAATTCTCTATTACTGATAGCCGTGGATATTCTACTACCCAAACCGCCACTATTCCGTTGGTGTAGTGGTTCAAGCCAACAATTTCAATGACGGCAACAAATCCAGATGCAACCACCAATAAAAGCACAATTACCATCAAAGGCACATTCTTCAATTCAACCTTTGGCGCGGAAAATAATACCGTAGCTATCAAGGTTCGTTGGAAAGAGGGGAATGGAACATACAGCGATTGGGTAGACGCAACAGCTACAATCAAAAATAATTCCGTGAGCGCTACCTATGAGGCGACACTTGATTATACAAAGCAATGGACTATTCAAGCTTCAATTACAGACAAACTCACCACCGTCCTCTCCAAAGAAGCTATAGTCATTACCCTACCGGTATTCGATTGGAGCAAGTCAGACTTCAACTTCAATGTGCCTGTTGTTGTTCAAAATGCTTAGAACGGGCTTATGACAAAATCTCCAAATGGAATGTTGAGTGGTTTGCGCG